CGCCGTTCATGATGACTTTGGCGTTGCGGCGCACAGCTTCGTCGAGGTGGCTTTTTAGTAGATCACGATCGCAGTGTGGATTGTCCCAATGCAGGTCGCTGATGAGCAGAAACTCCGCCTCCCTCCCATCGCAATCGAAGGTGTGAACATTCGCTGCGTGTCGGGTTATTTTCATGGCTATGGTTTGGTTGGTGTCTTGAGTAGCTTCAAGATTCGCACTTCCAGCACCTCCGTGATCTTGACGCCTGAAAAGCCGACGATGAAGGCGAGGCCGTACTCGATATTCGGTGCTTTTATGTTCAGGATGCCGATGATCACAGGCGCGATGTAGGTAGCCGATAGCGTGCCTGAAAGCACGGCGATCAGCTGCATTTTCCAATTCTTCATCTTGGGTGCGAGCAGTAGTGCGCCGAAGAAGCCGGCGATGGTTAGGCCGAGGTTGATGCCGATGGATTTGAGGAAGTCGATCATTGTTAATCTTCGTTTAGTGTGTTAAATACGTCGTCGCGCTCGGTGTAGTCCTTGCCGTACTGGTCATCCCAGCCAAGGAAGGTATGCACCCCGACAGGCGGAGGCCAGCACTCATAGGGCAGGTACTCGGCATTTGGCTCTGCATCCCAAAGAATGTCGACGCAGTAAGTTCCCTCTATTTCACCCAGCGGCACTGCGAAACCTTGCGGCACTGGTAGCGCGGTGAATGTCGCTTCGTTGGGGAAGGCGTATTTGCGGAAGGTCGGCATTTATAGTCGGGTTAATTCGGCGAGTTGGTCGTTAGATAGCCGCGTGGTGTAGAGTGCAGCGGCGCGGATGCGGTCGTTGAAGAAAGCCGCAGAACTCGCGGCTTGATTACCTAAGTCTATTATCGAAGAAGTAGGCACTCCAGCGACAATGTCGGTACCTCGCTGAACGCCATTAACATAAAGAACGTAGTCGTTTGTTTTATATCCAAGAGCTATTTTATATATGCCAATCGCTGGCATAGTGTATTGAATGAGAACCTCCAAATTTGCCGCTAATCGCTGGAAACCTATAATGTTGTTGTTTGCTCCGCTTCTTATAATAGCTACGCCAAGTCTATTATTTACATCCGTTCTTAACTGCAAAATCATTTGTTCTGCTACATCTATAAATCGAGTAACATCCACCTCCGCATAAAGAGTCCCCTCCGTCTGCCCTATCATCCCACTCACGAGCGCACCCGATGCGCTGATGGCCTCTGCGGCACGGCTGCCTGTGCCTGATGTTGTGGGGATGAAACTGGTGGGAGATGCACCGAGTTCTATCTGCGGTGCAGCGAAGCCGAGTTGAGTGCCAACGGCGGGATTTGGTTGGTCATTAACAAGATTAAGTGGTGCAAGAAAAAATGATGTTAACGTGCCGCTTGCCGTCATCGTGAAGGTTTCGGAGCATCGGTAAACATCAGTTCCCCATTGCTCAACCCTTCGGATTCGGTTTGTTGTGCCTGCTGTGTTGAAAATTGAACCACTACTAAATGAACCGCTTACATCAAATCCTGCGCCAAGGTTGCCTGATGCTGCCCCTGTTATGATAGCATAATACCCACCAATCGTGTGTGCTCCTGTTTTCTTGATGAAAAAACTAATTGTGTAAGTGCTACCACTTGCAAGTGCTACGTTGTTGCCAGAACGCCCCAATCTCCCTGCTGAATTGCCAATACTGCTTCCACTTACTGCAACGGTTATGTTGTTGCCTGTAACCCCAATCACATCAATCGCACCACTTGTAAGGTTTGCACCAAGCGACCAACTTGTTGTGGTGTCGGTAGAGTTCAGGATGCCGTTTGTCGCACTCGGCTCCACCAACAAGCCGGGACACGACTGCCCCAGCCAATCGATGCGCGGCACTCCCGATGCGACGCTCTCAATCAAACCGCTGCTATTCACGCGCGTCGCCGTAGTGTTGCGACTGACGGTGAAACGCATCGTGCTATCCTCGGCCACAAACGGAGGCACGTCTTGGTATAGGTTGCCGGCCTTGTAGAATTGCGGAACGATCAGCATCGACGGTGTCGATGGCAGTCCGTCGGTGTACACGTCTTGACCGCGCGCCACCAAGCAGCTGCCTGTGCCAGCGTTTTCATCTTCGACAGTTGCACCTGCGCCCTTTGCGCCTTCACGCGCCGCCGCCCACTGCGTCTTGTAGGGGTTTGTGCCGTGTTGCGCGACGAACGGCAAGCCGTAGCCAATGCCTAATGCCATTAGACTGCGCTTACGATGGTTACGCCTTGCATCGAATAGCCAATGACGCTGCCTGCGTTTAGCGTCACGGCGGCGATCCTGCGGCCATTGTTGGCGGCTATGATCATGCCCGGGCTGAACGCCTGCCCCGAAGGGAATAGGCCGATGCCACCACCACTCACCGCCGTCATCATATTCGTGCCGTTGGAATCCGTTAGCGTTGTGAACTTCGCCTCTTGGTTGACGACCAGCACGTCATAGGTGCGTCCTGTCACCGATGAAACCGCGCCTGCGCCAACTGCCAGCACTTCGGCTGCCATTCCGCGCCCAAGCAGCGCATCCATTTGTTGTCCTACGTTCATTGTATTTTCTTTAAGTGTAAATATCGTTTTGCCTGATTCTATGCAATTCTGTAATCGTGTTTTTAACGCGTCGGTATTTGGCAGACGTTGCGGCTGAATGGCAACTCAAACACGACCGTAGCCTGCCACCCTGCGACCTTGTCATCACGTGCCTCAACAAAGCGCGTAGCACTCACCGCGCCTGTGATCGTGTAGTCGCGGTCAGGGTCATCGGTGAACTCCGCGACGAAGTCCTGCATGATACGCAGGGTGTCGCTCAACACTTCATCCTCGTTGTCAGTCCACCGGTAGACGACGCTGCCACTGATCGTCGCATCCACGCCGCGAAGGTCTGCCACCCTGTCCATTACAAGCACGCTGACCGTTAGGTTGGTCGCGCCAATAGGCATTGACGCGCTCTGCGCATCGACGAACAAAAGCGGGTAGATGACCCTATCCCTGTCGGTTGTCCGCAGGTTGATCACGTTGTCCGTGCCGATTGCCAGCGGATCGCCGAACCCCACTGCGTTCAGCTGGAGGTGCGACTCCGCGAAGGCTATCAGGTCGTTTTTGATCGTTACCCAACTGCTCATAGAATTGCTTTAGTTTGTTTATGTTTTTGCTATGCGCCATTAAAAGTAGTTGCGTCGGTTTTCCGGGTAGTCCAGCGGATCGCGATACCTGCCCCTGCGACCTAAAACCATGCCGGTCTGGTAGGCGCTGTTGGCTGGGTAGATCGTGTCAATGGCGACAGGAGGATTATCGAATAGCGGAAACAGCGTGTGGTTCTCCTGCAAATAACGCGTGATGCGCTCGGTGTACCACTCCGCATCGTCGCGGCTCTTGTCCATCAAGCGCGTCATCTCACGCTCGCTCATTGGCGACGACTCCGTGCTGCTGCGCCGATCCATGCCCTTGTTCATAAACTTAAACGCCAGCACCATCGGCAGTTCAAAGTACATCCACTGAATGATCGCTGGCTGAATGTAGGTCTGCATCAGCGTCGTGTTGTTAGCCGACAAAGTGCCTGCAATGACCTGCGTCACGAGTTCCGCGTAAAGCGCCGATCCCACCGCTGGCTGAATGTGCATCTCTTGCACCTTGACGATCGTGGGACGTAGCTGCGTGTAGCTTACGTTTTCGCTGATGACCGAATTTTCGATCAGCGTGTTTTCCGAAATAAATAGTGCCTTGCTCATTCGACGATTCTTTCAACTTGTGTACCTTTTTTGATCACCAACTGCTGCACCCACATGTGCCGGCACGACGGCCGGTGCCTGCCATCTTCCAGTGTCAACCAGCCGCCTCTGCGCTCCCAAACGCTGTACCCCATCAGCGCCGTCAGCTGATTGATGTCGTCGCGTGTGTATAGGCGTGCGCTGGACAAGTCCATCATGACTTGGCAGAACTTGCGGCTTCTATCGTAACCATCAGCCTTGCTCAACCCTCGATATTCTGGCCGCCAGTCGTACCGGTAGCGCACCTCTACAATCGGCTCTGGCACTTTCGCCTCCTTAGTGGCCTCACCGATGCCGCGTTTCAGCGGGTACTTGTTGATCTGCAACAGGTACTGTATGCGCTTGCGGATTCGCGCCTTACTCACCCCGAACTCCTTGGCCATCTCTTCGACGGTTGCATCCTCGCGTTTGCGTCTATATTTTACGATTTTCTCATCCAGCGCCTTATCTTCATCTGAAACTGCAAACTGCATGAAGAACTCCGCCTCGCCGTATTCGTTGAAGTCAAGTTCGCGTTCTTGCAGTACCTCAAAGCTTTCACGCGCCTCGCCGAACTGCTGGCCGACTTGCGCCAAGAACTCCAACTCATCAGCTTCATCCGTGAACGCCTGCTCTTTCACGCCCAGTAGCTGGTCAATCTGTTCCGGGTTGAGGCCGAAGCCAGCGGTAAGCATTGTGCGTGCCTGTTCGAGCGTGACCTTTCCCTGCGAATAGTGGCGCACAATACGCATCAGGTTTTGATACTGCCTGCCTGAAAGCGTCTTAATAGCCTCATTAACGCCAGCGGTGACCTCTACGACAGTTTCTCCAGCATCAGGTGTTGGCGTGCCAGTCGCCTCTGCCAGTGGCTCATAGCCTGCCTTCTCGCGTAGTTCGTCCTGCGTCAAAATCTGCATCAGCGCCTGCTCGGAAAGCTGCTCAGTGATTGGATCAAAAGGCTGCAAATACAGACACTCATATCCGTTGAATGACGTGAGGTATTTAATCATGCGCTCGACGATCAAAACGCGATTCATGATGTAGGTGTTCTTGAACAACTCAAACGCCTCTGCCAGCTCCTTGCGCCCTCCAAGCTGCCCCTCCGTTCTGATGCCAAACAGCATCGGCGAGGTGACGTTGTGCGCGACGAAGATTTCTTCCTGAATTTGTTTGTTCAGCAAGTCAAACTGCTTGTCGAGGTCGCTCGGTGTGAGCGACTGAATCGTAGGCGCATTCTCCTTTGCGGTGCTGAAGGTCAGCACAAAGCGCCCTGCGTTGTTTGCGCCGCTGAATTTGTTGCGCATCTGCCTTTCAATCTCCTGCTTTTCTTCGTCGGTAGGGATGCCATCTGCGAAGTTGATCATCTGCCCTCCCCAGAACTGGTTGCGGATGTTGCTGATGTGGAACTTAGCGATCTCAACATCGCACTCGATGTAAGCCAGTGCGCCTTGATAGTTTGGCAATGGGTAGTGCTTGACACCTGCTGCGTAGTGGCGGTAGTAGAATAGCTGCTTGCCTACGCGGTTATTCGGGTCAAACTTAGGCATGCGCTCAACTTCCGCACCTTTCGGGTACTGGCGGATCATGCGCTCATCGTACCAATCGGCAATGAGAAACATCGTGTCATCGAGCGACACGCGCACCTTCTCAAACGGCACATGTTCAATAAAGGCGATGCCGCCGCCCCTGTTCCACGTGACTGCAAGCGCGAAGCCGTTGAACAGCTCAAGATCCAAAACGAACTTTTGCGTCAGGTCGTTGAGGTCATCGTCTTCGTTCACGTCAGCCATGAACGCCTCCGCCTTTGCCTGCTGCGCCACGGTAGTCTTATCTGCATCGACTGCCCAGCCTTTTCCGGCGATGTAGTTGCACTTGCCGTTGACGATTGCGTTGTGCTTCGCGCTTTTCTTGTATATGTCGAGCAAATAATACGGGTAGTCGTTCATCTCCCCGAAGGTATACAGGTCGTTAGCCTTGCTTTGCAGCATCAAAGGGTAGCGATAGTCCGCCTGTG